TTTTCATCTTTGTCTTTAGCCTCTTTTAGTTTTTGCTTATACTCGTTGCGCTTAGTAGTTAAGTAGTCCATTGTTCTACCTAAAAGACCCTTGTTATCTTGAGAAAAGGAGATGCCGTTACCACAGTCTTTACCGTTTTCGTCTAGCGTAGTCCAGCAAATATTGTGTAGGTTGACATTACTATGATACATCGCTCTGATGTCAAGTATAGCAGTAGGGCCATACAGTCCGGCATTCGGCTCCTGTATGTCTGCGCCAGCGTAGTCAACCTTTTGAAACTGAGGGTCGGTAGGTATTCTGTCAGTGAATTCGGGGTCACGCAAAAACAAAGATGTAGCCAATCCAGTAGTTTTGGCGACAGTCTCAAAGTCGCATTGACAGAAGTGTTGCATTGACATGTAGAAGTCTATGCAGTTAATCATACCATCTAACTTAGGTAATAACATAACGTCTTGTATATTATAGTCTATGTAAGTCCCTACGTCAGTGTAGTATGTATCATGTCCGTCTGGCAACTCAACCTTTCTTTCACCCAAACAGTGCTTAGAAACTGCGTCTAACCCTTGACCCGGCAACTGACCGTTCTTAATCGTCCATAATTTACTAAAGCAAACCATGAGGTCAAGACATATTCTGCCGGGGATAGGCTGAACCCACTGCTTGTCAGTCCAATTGTATTTGAAAACGTGCTTTTTGTGTGGGGAAAGAGTGGCAGGGTCAATACCATTGTATTGTAATCTTTTGGCTAATACTTGTATATCAGCACTAACTAAAAACCAACCTGCTATGATGTCGGGGTCTTGCGACCTTAGATGATTTACAAAATGTATCAACATATCCTTCTCATTGGCAAAGCATTTAGCAGTAGTAGTAAATCTGTATTCCTTTGCGCCCGTAGGGTGATTGATACAGGGAATCTCGTCATAGTTACCAGCCTTGTAGTCGGGATGATGAAACCATGTGTAAGTCTTATCAGTGTAAGAGTCCTTAACAGTAATGATTGTCATTTCCTCTGATTCACTTTTCCACTCCGCATCCAAATACCAAATCCTGTGGTCGTAGTATTCGTACTCGGGCTTGTTGTTTTCTAACCTTTCTACCAGTGCTTTGTTAGTCCAAGGTATGTTTGCTTCCCAAGTAGGTATCTTTGCATACTTGACGCCACGCATGTCGTATGGGTTTCTAACTGTAATCTTAGTTAGATTCTCGCCATACACCCCACTATGACCAGACTCTTTTTTTAGCACTGCTATCTGAGGTGGTATCTTGTGGACATCTTCATCCTTAACATAAAAGTAAGGATAGTATTCGTTTATTACATCCTCTTTTCTTTCTAAAGTGATAGGGTCTCTGTATCTAACCCTAACTCTTCTGCCGCTCGCCCCATCCACAATCATGCTATCACGAACTCTTTTTTTGTCCACGGCTTCTTGTCTCAATACTGAACCTGTCTAACCATAACCAAATCGTCATAGGAGTGACACCACACTGTTTAGCGATAGAGGCCATACTTCTTTTGTTTACGAGATATTCTCTACGCAACCAATCTTTTTCTTGGTATCGTTTCTTTTCGCTTAATGTAACATAGTTCAGGGTTAACTCAATGAGTTCACCACCATGCTCTACATTCCAAACAAACGAGCCGTTACCACCAGTTATGTTTATGTCATCATGTTCTATTCTTTCTTCATTCCTCAATATTTTCATACTTATCTCTCCATTGTTTTACTTTATTATTAAATTCATCACTTTGTTTGTAAAGAGCGACATCACTAACTATGCGCTCAATATTTACTAGCCCCTTACGAAACATCATACCCAAGAAGTGTCCCGTCACAGATGATGAGATGGAACTCCTTTGTATAAAGTTTGAGGCTTTTTTTGCCATACTATGACTACTAAACTCACCGTCTTGTTCTACCATAGCCCAAAGAATTGCCAACTTCCTATCAGCCTTTCGACTACTTAAGAATGGCAACTTCATTTGTTCGGCCAAGTCTAATATGGCACCCCTTTGTTTCGTATTTAGTTTTAGGTGGGTCATCAGATGAACCCCGCTTGAAATACGAAATCATCGTTCTCAAACCAAATACAAAGCCTGTAACCTTGACCTTCTTTGTTGAAGTCATAGAATTGTAGCCTTACTTTTTGGTCGTCGTAATATTTCAAGACATATTCAAGACCACCACCAAACGTAGCATTAAAATTTACTGTGTGATGTATGGGCTCACTGTTGAGCCTAATGTCTGTCTTACCCTTCAAATGGTCTCCAACAACCACGCTAAGGTGGCCGTCTTCCAAGGTAAATGTGTATCGGTTCATCCTTTGTCCGTTCATCTCGTCGCACCTAAGAGCGTCAAAAAGTGTATCAGTATCAGTAGTGTATTCATAGAAAGGTTTTCTAACCTCACCACTTTTCATAGTGTAACCTGCTTTACTTATTACACCAGCCCTTTCTACACTTTTACCTTCCCACTGCGCTATGGTATCTGAACTGTTAGGGTAGGCTCTACCTTCGCTACTTGCGCTCATGGTAGTTTGTTTGCGTGTAGAACGAATAACAAGTTTATTGTCCTTAGATTCTAACTTAACTTCACCAGCATGGTATTTTAGAACACCAATCAGTCTGTCGATGTCTGGTATAGGTACAGTAAAGGGGAAGGAGTTATCGTGCGCCATACTAAATTTAGCAACGCTTGTCTTACCATCTTTTACTAAAGATGTAGTGTATAGTCTATCTCCATCTGCTCGTAGCATACAGGACACCACTTGTGGATGTTCTTTGCCGCTAACAAACTGATTTCTTTTCGTCACTTTCAATACTTTTTCTAAATGGTTTTTGTTAATCTTCATTATCAACCCTCCCGCACATTGGACATTCGGGGAAAAAGGTATTGTGTATGTCGGACACTCTAGCCACTAATTCATCTTTATTTTTAGCAAAAGCCGTACCAGTCACTTGATGTTCAGTGACCCAATTACAATCCTTACAGGTACAAGACCAAGTAGTGTTGTAAGTCCCATCAATAGGTTTTGCGGTGTAGTACATTTAATCCCACCCAAACGGTAAGCCATGCCAAATGACTTCGCCATCTTTGACTTCAAGAACAACATACTCTTTACCCAAGTGTTCCATGTTCCTGCCTTTCATTTCTTCTACACGACATCTAACTGCCCAATCATTAGGGCCGAGAGTAGCGTCTTTCTTAACACCAGCAGCACTGTCGCCTTTCTTTGTGTATCGGGAAAGCCACATCTGTTGGCTAACGAATCTTTGTGTACCGTCAATCCAGTCAACCTTTTCGCCGGTTTTCATCAAACCTTTCTTCCCGTCACCGATGTCCATAAATTCCTTGACATCTTTTAGATGGAAGGTAAAGAATACATAGGGGACTGGTATGCTATTGATTCTGTTGATTACATCTTTGAAGATTTGGTTACGTGTTCTCCATTCTTTTTGATTAAAAGAATCACCTTCTTCTCTGATAACGCCTCTGCTCAATAGAGTCTCAGTCATAACAAATTCACACCACTTAAGGAATGTAGAACCTCCGTCAAACACAACGGCACCTATCTTACCTTCTTTGGCTTCCTCTGCGATGATTCTAGTCATCCACTTGACCTTTTCTACCAAAGCCATCCAGTTAGTAGTGTTGTCTTCGTTGAAGATACTGTCGTCACTCTCATCAAACAAAGGTAGAATCTTAAGATTATCAGCGTCACCAAAGACGTGAGCAGCAGTGTTTTCCGCACTACTGTCCACGTCTAAGACTACAATATCCTTTTCCTTTACCAATTTGGTTGCGATGTCTAGCGCAAGACCAGACTTACAACAGTTCTCCTTAGCAACAAGAGCCATACGGATTGGCCTAGAAGACTGAGAGGATGTTGACTTTAGGATGTTAGCGTAATAATCACGCCCATAAGTCGGCCCCTCAGACTTCTCGACCTTACTGGCCGCAGCCCAACCCATCAGTCCCAACCTCCTACTTCACTAGGTTGTAGGGCGTCGGAACACCACCAGCCGTTGATTGTCAAGCGGTACTCATCGTCTCGGGTCTTCCAAGGCTGACCTACAATCATCAGTTCAGAACCTACGCTGAAATCGACTTTGGATTCTTCGACGGCAGATACATAGATGTCAAGGCTAGGTGCCATGCTCATGATGTCAGTGTCGCCGACTGTGATGACATAGCCACCGTTGTCCCTTGGGTCAATATGGACTACTTCAACAGTAGTGGCAACCCATTTGTCCCACCAATCACTGTCTCCGTTGTGAGTCTCGTAGTATTTGTCGATACCTTGCAGACCATCAGCCAACCATTCGGAACTGATTTCCTTTACCAATGCATCAGGAGCCATAGGGAACTGCTCTGCAAGATTCTCGTCAGCAGTGAACATTGTCACCTGTGGTTTAGCGTAAGCGACTTTGCCATTAGCAGCAGGTCTCATAGCGATGGTGCCGGGCGTGAAACTAGGGTAATCTACCTCTGCTTGCTTGCCAGAGAATCTGAATGTGAACAAGTCAAACTCAGAGTCACCTTGCTTTCGACCAAAGAACAAGCAAGTTCTTTCTCGCTCATTGTGTGGTCTAGCAGCACCGTATTTGAAGTTCTTGTCGCCAGATGGGAAGGTAGGTGTTGTCGCATTCCAAACAAGGTAGAAGTGAGAGTTTGTGTCAATCTCAACTGCTTTTTCTGGAAGACTACTTACTTCCGCTTCACGCATTCCTGCTTCAAAAGAAAGTTTGTTATCTAGGCTAGGATTACTATACTTAGTATAGCCGTTGCTAACAGGGTCGTATTGGAAATACACAATCTTACCTTGTTCTACCAACGAGTGAATCAAACCTTCGGTAGCACCCTTGAGAGTGTTGCTCATCTTTTTGTAAGCCATCTCAGCCCAATCCTTGTATCTTGGTACTGTAACAAACATACCTTCGTAAGATACACAACCAGACCTCTTGACTTTATCGAACTGACTTTTCATCTGTCGACCTGCTACTCGCAGAGCCAAAAGTTCACATTGTTCTTGGGTTTTACCAGCAGAAAGCCAATTACTGCCTTCCGCATCTAGTATGGCACCCATTTTTGCCGAGAGTGCTTCCTCGGTACAACCTACGTTCTTCGCTATTCGTTCTATCATTTTATTATTGTCAGACATATTATTCCTCCGTTTTGCTCTCCGTCTCGCCTACTTATATAGTTATGGGGTCTATTTGTGGATAGACTTCACCAACACTAGATAGGCGACGACAGAAATCCCATACGACAAAGTGTGGCTCTACTCCCATGAGTAGGTCACGCCTTGCCTGTGTAGCAGCATCTACTAGAGTCAGTTTAGATTTGTTCTTAGCCTCTGACCCGATGCCGTAGAAGAAAACCGCATCAATGGCTTCCTTCAATGAATTGAGCGGGCCCATCTCAGAGACCGCCCTATCGACTGACTGTTCCTTAAAACAGAGTTTGAGTATAAGTTCAGCATCGACCAGTGGTTTGTCGATGGATAAAGTAAATTGTTCACGCTTGTCATCAGGTAAGCAAGCATAGGCCTGTAAAGCACCAATAGCATTTCGTAAGTCACCACTATGCGCTCTAACTATACGATTGAGATGCGGCAAAGGAGGATAGACTCCCTCAAGCACACATATTTTTGATAGTCGCTCAAGCATAAGTTCTTCCTCAATCACATTGAATGTTCGTACATTACACCTAGATTGTAACCAAGGACTAACCTTTGTCAAGTCGTTACAGGTCAAGATAAAGTAACCTTGAGCATCTTCGATGACACCTTTGAGTGCTGACTGCGCTGCTTGTGTCAACTGGTCAGCCTCATCTAAAAAGAAAATAGTTTCATACTGACCAAGCCTTGACATCGGTGCTATTTCCTCTTCGATAAACTCGATGCCTCGCTGGCGCTTACTACTAGCATTATACTTGTGTATTACCCAACCTAGATTGTGAGCAATCATCTCAGCCATTGTAGTTTTACCAGTGCCGGGTTCGGGACTGTGGAACAAGTAATGTTGCATGTTAGATTTGCCACTCATAACGGCAGACATTTCAGAAGTAATATGCTCCTGTCCTTTGAATTCGCCCATTGATTTAGGTCGGTATTTAACTGCCCACACTTCGCTCATGGTTAGTCGGGTGTCTCGCCTATTTATAGACCTTCCCTATGACAAGTGAGACAAACATCCAAGTCTTCACGAATAATACGTTGCCTACCACAAGAGTCACACTTCTGAGCATCTGCCTTCTGCTTGGGACTCATGATGCTATAAGGAGTAGTGTATAACAAATCATCCTTGGAGCGTATAGTGTATCTGTCAATATCGAATATCATGTGTAGTGATTTGTTACCTAACACTGACTCAACCTTTTCAGTCCCAACACTTACAACCTGCGGATTTTTACAAAGCAACGCTGATAAACTATTGGGAGAAGGCACTTGCCTAATAGACTTAATCTCCTGTAACTTATCAGCAAGAGATTCCTTAGTCATAGGTCCATGATACCAAAGGATGTCAATTATTGCCCGCCTAACACGCTTGTTGTTGGCAGACATGAATCGTTGAGAACTAATCCGTTATTTAATCGTTGTTGAGACCCCACATGGACATAGCCACACCAGAGTCAATATCACCAGCGTCATCACGGTCAACAAAGCCCAAGTCTTGAGCCTTGCGATACTGATTTGAGTAGACCGGACTCATCGCCATACTGAACTCATGACCCTTACCAAACAGTTCCATCAACGCTCCAATAAGAAAAGAG